ATCTAAGTTCTTTACCGTTCTTAGATTCTAGCACAGATCGTGCAAAAAGTCCACTACTTTTAAAGTCCGAACAAAAAAACAGTCTATGCATGGACTGAGTACAGCCGTTCTTCCTAGAGGATCGACTAAAGATCAAAAAGTGCATAGGTTGCTAGAGGTTACCCAGCGGCATTATATTATGGGGATTTACTCTATACAAACTCCCATAGCGGGAGAAAATAGCCGCTTTACGGCGGCACGGTCGGTAATGCCGTGTGAAACATTGCAAGCTCTCCCCTTTTTGAAGGCGGGAACGAGACGTATATATCTTTATAGGTATATACGGGACAGGGTAGCACCCTTGGCAATGGGTCTTTCAAGCGTCCTATATTCTAGGCAGTGGGAGAGCAACAACGTTTGAAAGATACCAACCGGACTTAAAAAGTCCTTAATAAAACAGCTCAGCTAATTTAAAAAAGCTGTCCGGTGTAATTCATAACCATACTTATAACACTGGAAAATACATAAGAGCGTATGAAAAGCGCGGGGGAGCAGGAAATAAGGTAACACTTAGTTCTCAGTATAGGGTAACACCTAACTTATGACTTCCGCGCCTCTTTCATTACGAAAAATAAATATTACATAGTATAAAGTGGCAGCGCTACCAGTCTGCCCTTTTATAGTGTGCAATAACACACCTAAAACAAAAACTAAAAAAATAAAAATAATGCACCTGTGCGTAAAACAGGAGAAATGGAGCAATTATGATGAACTTAAACATTAATTTTCTGAACGAATCCGCAACTGTAGAACAGGTGAAAAATCTGCATGTAGCTATCAATCATGAAGGAACTGAGATGAGCATTCAGCTTTGCAAGGATGACATTTCACGGACTGAAAAACAGATTTCTAATCTAGAAAAGGCAGAGAGTAAAACAGAGGATCAGAAAGAAAAGGAACGGGAAGCGCTCAATGCGAAACTCGATGATTTGAAGGAGGCGCTTGAGAAATTGAAAACAGATGCAGCAGAAACACTTCCAGTCTATACTCAGGTAGTAACTGAAATGAGCGTTAAAAACGAAAATCATTTCGGCAACGACAAGGACGTAGTGCGCACTGTATTGCGGATTTTGGCAACCTGGGATAACTCTAAGCTTATCAAGTACGCAATCATTCCGGCTTTCCAGTCTCCAGAACTCTACAATGCACTGGAGGCAATCCATGTAAGTTCTAAAGCAAGTGATGACGGCGCGCTTGTTATGTCCAATGAAGTAAAGGAAGCCTATAAAAAGGCTTCCGCGGAACTTGAAACTATCATTAAGAAAACTTTCAGTCTGCCGTTTGAAACTCCGTACACGACAAAAACCCGTGTAAAACTTACGGCAGAAGATAAGAAACTACTGAATGATTGTTATGTGAAAGGATTCACTAACAAGTTTTCAGTAGACGAGAAAACAGGCAACGTGGATTTCAGCAAAAGACAGGTGAACACACTTGTTAAGGCAAAACGCAACAAGAAAACAGGCAAGGTAGAATATGACTATTCCGGACTTGCGGTAACGATTGCAAATATTGTGATCAAACATTATTTCAAATAATGAGCATTAGTATAGAAAAAGGGCGGTGCAATTCCGCCCAATGGTTTTACAAAAAATAAAAAGGCAACCATGCCAAAAATGGTAGAAAGAAGGTAAATTATGGCAAGAAGAGAAAGATACATGGACGCATGTCCGAAAGACAGAAACTGCTGGGGATGTTTTTATGCAGAAGAGTGCCCAGTATGGAACAATCAGGACGCAGAACCGACGCAGATTCCTGTAACTGAAGTCTACATGTCGCTCTGCGAAGGTAGACACGAGATTCCACAGGCAATTGACGGATCTATTTTCGGAACGGAACTTGATCCGCTCGATCTCTCCGGAATGGAAAGAGAAGCAACAGAACAGCTCCGCGGCGTTTTTACACTAAACCTGTACGTAACAGGTCTGACGGTTGCGCTCATTGCCGTTCTTAATGTGTGCAGAGAACAGAAAATCAAAGTTACTCTGTATCACTATAACAGAGAAACTGGAAAATATTATCCGCAGGAGGTAAAATAGAAATGAAAGTGTATAAGATATTTAGATCTGAGGAAATTCACAAGGTAGATTTTCCAATGAACACGATTATTCTTTCCGCTTCAAACGGAACTATGATCGTAGCTTTGCCGGATGCTTTCAAACGGCACAATAAAGGCAGAATCAGAATAGAAGTGTGGGACGGTTCCCGTTGGATTGTCACGACCGCACAAAATAAATACACGGAAATGTTGTGGGATTTCCAGATCCGAGAATCACGGCAGCGGCGCAAGGCAGAAGGCAAAAAGTACAACGGGAACTATTCTGCCATGATGCGCCATGAACGTGCAAAGAAGAAGGGAACTGGTGGCGAGTTCCTGGGCAAGTTCTGCGGAACCGTCACGGATTATGAATGCGCAAAAAGAACCTTGCATGATTTTCCACAGTCTTATACTGTATTGTATAATTAAAAATTATATGATAGAATGGAGGTGAGGAGGAAAAAGAAAATGAAATTAGATTATTCAAAACTTTTCGACAGAATGAAAAGCGAAAATATAAAACATTTAGATTTAAAAAAAGAAGTTGGCGTTGGGGGAAGTACACTTGATCATCTGCGGAAAAATGAAAGTGTCACAATGGAAACAATAGGGAAATTATGTGAATATTTTCGTTGTACACCCAATGATATTGTTGACGTCATTTTTGATGACGCTGACAACGCAAAAGAAAAAGCAGAATTGCAATCTCAGATTGCAGCTTTGCAAGAGAAATTAGAAAAATTGTAATAGGTATATCAGGCACTCTAACCATTTTTGGTTAGGGTGCTTTTTTTATGCCCTTTTTTAATTTTGATTTTCAAACTAAAAACGCAAATCCAAACGCAAACCAAAAAGGAGGAACAGAACTATGTTCAAAAAATTAGTCATCACACTCTTAACAGCAACAACTATCTTTTCCGGAATCGCAGCGATCAATACAACCGTATCACGGCAGAACTCCGCAACTGAAACCCGCAACGGAAAACTTGACTATTCTGCCGAACAGGACTACAGCTACGCCGATTCGTTTATTTCTGACATAGTAGATTGGAATACTGACGGCGAAGAACTGGCACTTATGACAAGTGACGGCTATGAATTTTACGCTTATAAAAGCAAAAACGAATACGATTTCAACAAGGCATACGTCGCACTTGATGACATCACCGACGTAGAAAAGGAAGAAGGCAAAATCTGTATCTACACAAAAGATGGAAACGTATATGAAATTTTTGGACTGACAAGAGAAAACTGAAAGGCAAATATAAAATTCTATCTTGTACAGTTATAACAAATATGTTATAATAAATTTGACGAAGGAGGAATATAATAAATGTATACAGTAGAATTTTATAAGGACGCAAACGATCGTTGCGAAATTGGAGAGTATTTCGCAGAACTTGCGGAAAAGGCAAAGACAGATAAAAACGCAAGAATCAACCTAAATAAGATTGCAGAGTATATCTTACTACTCAAGCGAAACGGCACAAGAATCGGGTATCCTGTAGTCCGACCGATTGAAGGAGATGTTTGGGAACTGCGACCATTAAAGAATCGAATTTTCTTCTTCTACTGGAAAGAGAATAAGTTTGTGTTACTAAGTCACTACATGAAAAAGTCGCAGAAAGCGCCGAAAAGAGAAATCGAAAAGGCAAAGGCAAGCGGAGTTAAACAGTCAGCGATCGCCAGAATGGAAAGTATGAAAGCAGTGCCGCAGATTGACACACTTATTAAATTGCTTGTACCAATGGGATATACATTAGATATTGTCCCATTGCGGAAATAGTCCTTATAAACTAAATACTGTATACATTTTAATAACAGCCATCACGAAAACGATGGCTGTTATTTTTGTACTCAAAATTCGAAAAAGGCAAACAGAGAATAAAACAAAAAAGGAGAAAAAGAAATGAGAGATAAAATTTTAAAAGCAAGTTATATCCTGGCATGGATCGGCGCAATCTGGTTCATGCTCAGTTTGGAAGCTAGTATGTGGAATATTATTCCATCTCTTCTGTGTCTTACTTATGTCGTAGCTTTTGGTGAAGCGAACAACGGAAACTGGATCATTTCGCCGCACTAAGAACTATGAATTATAAGTTATGCACTTATAATTATGCATAATATATACGTAATCAAATTAATTAAGAAAGGAAAATTAAAAATCATGAGAAAAGTATTTGAAATCAAAGTGGCAAATAGTGCAAGCTTTTATTCTTATCTTGCATTGTCCGGAATCGACTTTGAAGTAAAAGAGAAACCGGAAGTCATCATCTTTACCTGTGATATGACAGACGCAGAGTTCGCGGCAGCAGTCCAGTATTGCAACAAGCTGGCGGAAGAACGGAAATTCAACGAGTCTGTAGAAAAATACAAGAAACTCCACGAGGAATATCTTACTTTGCAGCAGGTAAAGGAAGCGTTAGACGATCTGTTCCGTGACATCAGCCGTCAGGCATTTTACAAACAGAAAGAAGCAGAAAGGGAACTGGCGGAAATCTGTGTAAAAACTATTAGAAAGACAACACTAGAATTTATCCTTACTAAGAAAGAAATTATTGACATTGTAACGGAAATCGGATTCAATGCGATGATGAACAATGATCGGTTGACAGAATTCCTTCTTCCTGGTTGGGATAAAAGTCTTTATAAAATCCAGTAAGGCAAAACCATAGAAAGGAGATGATGCACAATCGCAGAACGCAAAATAGAAAGCTGGTCACTAAACCGCCGTATAGAATCTTTACGGCAAATGGATCGTAGACTTGCAGAGCTAAACATTGCAAGCCGTGATACGATCTGGAAAGAATACGGTGGAGGACTAAGAGAAACAGAAAAGGCAACGCTTGAAAATTGGAAGCGAATTGCCGAAAATGATATACTGTATGATAATGCTATATATTGTTATATGGTATGTACGCTAGAACCATATACATTATGTGGTTTCGAAAACTGAACGCAGAGCATAAAAAAGCAGGTTGAAATATACCTGTTATTTTTATGCTCAAAATCAAAAGGGAAATTCAAAATAATAAAACATAGAAAAAGGAGAACAAGATTATGTGTAAAAAATTCGAAGAAGTAACAGGAAGAGAAAACAAAGGTAACGTAGGAATGTTAAAAGGTTTACTCAAAGATGCAGTTGACAGAAATGCACCAAACGAGGTTCTTTCAGTTCCGGTTGATTTGTTGGAAATTGATCCATCTTATCAGATCGAAGCAAGAACGGACAGAAGTTTAAATTATCTTGTTTCGAATTGGGATGATAACCAGTGTCAGCCGTTACAGGGCGTCCCGCACTGGGAAGAAGGCAAAATTTACCTTTTTGATGGTTACGGCAGATGGATTGCTTCACAGATGATTGTAAATCCTAAAGATGATTTACGGGTTATGGTTGCATTAAATGCACCGCAAGATCCAACGGAAAGAAGAATATATGAAGCTAAAATGTATGCCTTCCAGAATAAATTTGTTGCAAAAATGACAGCTCCGCAGACACACGGCGCTAGATTAATCATGCATGATAAAGCAACAGAAATTCTTGAACAACTCAAAGGTAAGTACGGTTTTGAATTTGTACAGAGTTCTGGCAAGCGCGGTGCATCAGTATTAGGAAGCTATACAGAGGCACTCGATCTTTGCAAGAAGGGAGAAAACGTGGCAGATTATGTTTTTGATATTTGCAAACGTGCAGGCTTTGACAGAAAGGCAAATGGATATAGTACATATGTGATGAGAGCATTACGAGATGTATATAAACTGTATCCTTATACCAGAACTGAAAACGCAGAAGTTCTCGTCAAATATTTAAGAGGTATTGATCCTCTTTTTCTGAAAGCGAATGCGGTTACAAAATATCCGTTGCTCGATTTTAAAATTGCAACAAGTTTATTCATGGAAGATATTCTTGTTGAGAAGGCAAAACGGAAACATGTAAGAAAAACAGAAGGCAAACATGTATTTATGATTCAGCCAGAACCTGTACAGGCAAAATAAATAATACATATCTTACATAGCAAGCAATACATATACATATTTTACATAGGGACTCCGTATTAAGCACCACCTTAATACTTGATCCATATATATATAGGAAGAAACACCGTCAGCCTAGCTAACTGATGGTGTTTTCTTTCACTCAAAAACACAAACGAGAAAGGAGAATAACGATTATGTCAATGGATGATTTACGGAATCTGCTTTCGGATGACGAATATGCAGGACTTGAAGAGTATTTATCCGAAAGCGAAAGTGAAAATTAAGTAGTTAGACAGAGCGGATAAGGAAACTTGTCCGTTCCAATGTGATTACTTAAATCACAAGAAAGAGAGGAAAATAAAATGGAAAAACGACATAATCCAGCTGGCTTTGATTATGAAATCATTGCCCAAAAGAAAGAGTACGCACTCATCAAAATGGAAAGTACAGAAGAGTACAAGATCGTATCCGACATCTGTGCTGATGGAAGTTGGGCTTACACTGTCTGCTCATGGATGTATGGAAAATATGGTAGAGAAGAATATCTGGTTATGCAGAATGCGATTGATTCATTTCGTTACAAAACGGAAAATGATTATATTCCACGTTCACGTCTGGAAGAACTTGCAACGCAATGGAAAGATA